GTATTTCTTTTTCCATGACCTCATTTTGCCCTGCTAGGAACTCCAACAACATGTATAATTCCTGATTTACAGGTGTCTGCTCAGCTTTTTTTAACAAATCGGCCTCCATTAGCTGTCTTGCTGTCTCAAGTTGAGTCAGCCTTTGAGTCAAATCACTATAGGCGAAGATCCCAATCCCTATGGCCATGATTAGGCCAATTAGGTTTCTCATAGGCATGCTTATCGCTGTGTTATCTGATATTTTCATTATTTATTCATTTGTGCTAGTGGGTTAGCAAGAGTTAACTTAATTTGTTTATCAATACTCTCTTGTAATTCTTTCATTTTTTCTTCTAAGTCCGTTTTTAATTTTGTCATGTCTTCTTCAACAGTATCTATTGCAATCTTTAAATCTTTTGAATTATCTCTAGCATCTTCTTTAACTTGTTGTTCTACATCATTGACAATTTTTTCTACTCTTCTTACATCTTGCCGAAGGTCGTTTTTCAATTCGTTTGCCACATCACTCACTAAGCGGATTTCCGACATCATCATTTCCATTTCTTGCATTATCATTTCAACTTCTGTTTGTATTAGATCTGTTTTGCTTTTCATTTCTTCTTTAGTCAAAGCAATAGTCTTATCAAACGCTGAAAGGTCTGGGGCAACATAAGATTCAATCTGCGCAGACATATCCTGAAATTTCTTGAACATCTCAAAACCGCCATATAAAACACCAACAGTACTACTCAATGCTAGTATCACTGCGAGCATTTTTCCGCCCTTGAAAGTTATGCCTCCTATATTTACTTCTGCCATTGTTGCATTATCATTTCATCCATAAGCACGTCACTTCCTCCAAATAGAAAGTACTGTGCTATGTTGTTAGTTGTTAGTTCAGCATCAGGTATTGCATTATCTGTAAAGAATCCTTGTATATCATTTAAACTTTGTTGACCTTCAAAGAATGATTTAGAGTTACCTAATACTTGCATCACAATTAATGTTTTTAACTGATTTGCAGAGTCATATCTACCCTTATCACCCATCTTCTTTAATATTTTTTTAGCTGCGACTTCTTTTTTACTCTCTTCTTTTTTTACCTCGTCTTGATCCTTATCCTCTGTTTCTTCCATATCTTCTTCGCTATCTTCATCTTTAGCAACCTCTGGTGAGCTTTCTTCCTGCTCAGGCTCCTCTTTCGTAGTAGGTTCAGTTTCCTTAGTATCTTCTTCAGTAGGTTCATCTTGTACCTCCTCTTGTTCTGGCTCAGAAACTTCTGGTTCTGGCTCAGGTTCTGGTTCATTTACTTCTGGTTCTGGCTCTGGCTCAGGTTGTGTTTCTACTTCAACCTCTGGCTCAGGCATTTCCATCTCCATCTCCATCTCCATTTCTATTTCTGTCTCAACACTTGCCATTTCCATCTCTGGTATTTCCATCTCCATCTCTGGTATTTCTATTTCCATAACAGGCATTTCCATCTCCATTTCCATTTCTACCATTTCATAAGAAACGTCTGAGTCTGGCTCCTGTATTGGTTCTATTTCTATTTCTCCACCAGGCTGTTCATTAAAATCATTGTGATCAATAATATTTTCTACAATATCTATTACTTCTGTCTCTGTGCTACCGCCGTAAGCAATCCACATTTCTACTGTTGTAATCTGTTGTTGAACTATTGTAGATATTACATTGTAAAGTACGTTTATGGTAATATCATCAAAGAGCGGGCCAATTGCCATATTGATATCACGCCCACCAATTTCGATTATCAACGTTGTTATAGTGCCTGCAAAATCAAAACCATTTTCATATTCTTGATAACCACTAGCTACACCAGATTCTGATAATATATCCGTACCACTAAATACATTTGTGTTTCCGTTCTTACCTGTAATGTGCATGTAGATACGATCTTGTGCATCTCGTTTATCAACTTTAATTGTGTAGTTAGTTCTTCCTCCATTTTCTATATCAAGTGAAGATATATCTACTGTGTTAACAAACGTGGTTCCCATTCCTTCCACGCCCATTGTGCTTGTACTATTGCCCGATCCTGTAATTTGTGCACACTTATCTGTGCCTAAATTATAACAACCACTTCCTGAAGGCATGTTTGCAGGCCCTTGTCCTCCAAAATCCTGATCCATATCACCTTCAAATCTAGGCTGTACAAAACCATTATCACCATCCAATAAATCACCTGAGTCTACGTTAGTAACTGTATTTGTTGTCGTCGTTGTTTCTGTTGTCGTTGTTACAGTATAGCCATCTGCTTCATACTCTATTGTTTCTGTAACTACTTCATCTATTATCTCTTCAATAGTCGGCGTACATAATCCAACTGTATCTGTTGAACAGTCTACTGCTTTACTAGAAAAGGATAGGGAGACCGATATACATAGCCATAGCCAAAAATAAAAACTTCTGGAATTCGCCATCGCTTACATCCTCATTTACATTAATCTTTAAAACATCATCTTTAAATACAGTACTACCTTCTGGTATCATATCTGGATTTGATTTCCATTTCTCCAAAGCTTCACTACCAATAGCGCCCATATATGGAGGTGGAGTGCCTGCCATAACTAAACTATCAAAAACACGTGCGTCTGTCGCTAACAATGAAATTGAGGCAACTTTAAGGCCACTCGCATAAAGCTGGCGAGAAAGCTTCAAAAGCTGGCACAGCTCGTCGTCCACTACTACTCCTGTAGCGATACCAAGTATGTTTGTTTGTATTGCACCTGACGTTGCTACTTTACAAATATCAGAATTGTTGACAACAACACTTGGCGCATTTGCAGTAGGCACACTTTTATCCGTCACTACGGTAGAACTCACCGTGTTTGTATCTGCACCATTGGCGCTAGTTATTGCACCAACAACTAATATAAAAGTTAAAATAAAAAAAAGAGTTCTCATTTAACATTTCCAACGTTTTCTTGCTTGTCGTAATCTTGATTTAGGATTTGCTGCTGCTTTTGGAAACTGTTTCATTTGTCCTGCGCTTCTTGCACAATAAGATTTTCTACGTTTTGCAGCTTTAGATCCTTTTTTAACTTTGCCTGTTACGGCTGTTTTTAATTTAGAACCAGGGTTCATCGCTCTATATTTCTTGACTCCAGCTCTAGTCATTCCCGCCCCCTTTTCAGTAGGGCGGAAATTCTTTTTATTTCGTTTTGGTTGGTTATCAGCCATATAAAACTTCTACATGTGTAGCTTGATTGAAGAAACAGTAAAGATCAGTTTCAAATCTCATTCCTGGATCTGGAAAACTAACTTGTAAAATTTCATCCTCGCCTGAACCTATAGCTGGAGTTGGAATTGTAAATTTAACAGTTCCACCTGAACCATTATCAATTAAATCAACTCTGCCTAAAGTTGCACCACATCTAATGTTCAATCCAACAACTCTAGCTGGAGCACTAAGTGTATTAGTGCCTGCCGATACTTTAGTTGTTACTTGACCACTAGCAGTTAATTGTTTGTTTTTGAGAGCAAACATTTTTAACTCCTATCTTTCGATCATGCAAGTTACGTAGTCAACTGTCATTGTTTGAGCAGAAGCCTCACCATTTTGAATACCAAAAGAAATTGTTAATTCTTCGTCATCAGGTAGGTTAGTTGCCGCAGATTTTAGAGGAGCAGCATTATTAATTGAATAATAAACAGCATCTCTATTTGCATCAATAAACCATGATACAGTAATAAATGTATCATCTGCCATTGTAGCAACGTCTTCAGTTGTTGTTGCAGTGTTATCTTTTTCAACTTGAAAATCTAATCCTGCGTCGCCATCTGCACTAATGAAGAAAATACCATCTGTTACATCTAATGGTGATGTATCAGTGATATGTAATCCCATTACAAAATCAGATTGGTCAACATCATTTACTTTAAATCTTGCTGAAAAGTATGCAGATTTATTTGAAGCTAATGTAAAAGATTCACCTTTTAATTGTAAAAAGTCTAAATCATTATCAGCATTATCATTTGTAATTAATAATTGACCGCCTGCTCCAGATGTAAGTGCTTCACTTGCATCGCCTGAGCCTGCTTCAGTTGTTGTGATCGTCCAATCACCAGAATTGTACGTCATAAAGTCGTTAAAATATCCATAGAAAGTTTGATCTGATGGATAAGGTTGGAACATTGGTTGATCTTTTTTGTACTCGGTAGCATCAGTGTTACCAGCCCATAAGATCATGTTCTGAAAATGAGGGTTTGCCATGTTTATCTCCTTGGTTGTATAGCCCTTGTCATGCAGTCTCTATACACGTCCGCCTAGCCAGTGTGCACGACTATGTTTATCTAGGATACTTATCAATAGTATAAAATAAAAAAGGCGCTCTTACAAGCGCCTTCTTTTCCTGGGAGGATCCAGTAAATTTTATGAACCTTGAGATCCGTATACACATCTAGGATCTGAGAATCCAAAGCTGTATCTCTCTCTTGCTTTGTATCTCATGTTTCCTGTGTCGAAATCACCTTCCATGCCTGTAGCAAGGGCAGCTCTTACGAAGTGTTTAAATCCATTAGGAGCATCAGTTTTAATAAAGAACGCATCAGTATCTGATAGGTAGTGGTTAACCACATATCCATCAGGTAACATACCCATGTTTCTCATTGCGTTGATGTCATTGTCAGACGTACCAACTCTAAGAGTAGAATTTAAAATTCTATCCGCTACAAATTGCGTGTTTACTGGGATGATTAATTTTCTTCCCTGCATTGCAACTTTTAAGCCTCTTTCGTCGATAAAGCCTGCAATATCAATCATTGCTTGCTCTAATGAGGTTTCGTTCAAGTCAGCATTAGTTGAACTTATGTTTGAAAAAGTTCCCCCTAAAGCAGTTGGGTGAGCGCTGTTTACTAAAGAAACACCATCTCCGCCAGCAGTTGCAAATGCATTATTTAAAATGTTTGCAGCTTTTACTTGCTTTGTATATGCCATTGAACGTGCCAATGATTTTGTGTAACGAGCCGATAAAGTATCGTACAAGTTGTCTTCGACAGCTTCCTCAGTCAAACTGAATGCTAATGCAACAGTTTCATGAGTGTATCTAGCAGTGAAAGATTCTTGAGCTGTATCAAATTGTACAGCAGAACCTTCTTGCTTTACAGCAGCTTCGCCGAATCCAACTAACATTACTTCTTCTTCAAAAGCTCTGTCACTTGTTTCATTGTCAAAAATTTCAGCATGCTCGTTCTCATAACGAGAATACTCCATACCGAACAAGGCGTTTAGGCCAGGTTCTAGCTCTTTCGCTAATTGGGCTCTATTAATAGCCATAATAACCTCCTATACGCCAGCTGTTCCAGTACTAGAGCCTAATTGATGGTTATTGATCTTCACAACAAATACACTGTTGTTCCCTGCTGCTGCAGTGGAAATTGTATTGCTTGGAGTCTCATAACCAGCAACGATTCTAACCTGAAGGGTAGCTGTTGTTGTTGCTGAACTGGAATCTATTTCTACTCCAGATAGACCCGTAGTGGTACTACCAGAACCGAAAATGAGATTCGCATTTTCGTTGATGTTCGCGCCAGATAAACTTGAAGCAACTGAATCTTGTTGTACAACAAACATTTGATCAGGGTCATCTGCTACGAAAGCAATCGCATCACCAGGTGATAACGATGCTGGGAAGTGATTTTTAAAAGTCGGTTTGCTTGAAGTTGGGTCTGTATAAAAACATCCCATAAATACTCCACATGATGCTTCACCAGCAGCAGCTACTTCAACTGTTCCGTCATTTTTGTATTTAACGGGGTCGCCAGTGAAGATCGCAGTGCTTTGGTTATCAGCAATAGAGTATTTAGTCGTTCCAGTTGTCCCACCTGGAGCCGACCCTACTTTAGCAATTGGACGTAAACCGAAAGCGGCATCTATATTAGCCATATCAGTCTCCTTTTACTTATTCAGAGACTAAAATCTTACTCATTAAGATTTTTTGCCTCCAAAAGTTACTCTGCTCTGCCTTTCCTGATGGATAGGCATGCTAGGATGCTCATCTTTATGTAAGTCATTTTCAATAGCGCTTGTCTTTTGATTAGTAAGATTTCTGAAATATTCATCTCGGTCCTCTTTCACCTCTATAGGGCAACGCATTAAAGCTAACCCACCAATGCCAATTACACCTTTGTACTTGCCGTCAGCGATAGATGGTAAATCCATTCTATCGGGATATTCATCTGCTTTTACAAATTCATACCCACTTCGTAACCTGCCGATAACATTTTTTTCATCAGCCATGCCACGATACTCAAGTCTTACCCACCTATGGTGAAAACCTTCTGGTGGTTCTGGTGCTTCTAAATTTGACGGAGGAACCCATCCCCTCGGTCGAGCGTCCTTTTCACGGGTTTCTTGTTTGCGTGAGGTTTTGTTTATTTTTTCAGTACTCATGTTAATTCTCCTTCACGTGTTTTGCGTACTCTTCAAGTGGCACACCAAGTTTTTTTGCAATAGCTACCTGTGAGGGTGTGAGTTTCACAGTGCGGCGCCCTGATGGCGATTTTCTTACAACTCCAGCAACTTTTTGCTTCGGTCGATTTACATCCCCTCCGTCGGAAAACTTATGGGGAAACTCTTTTCGTATTCGTTTGTCTATCTCAGTATAATAGTCATCATCTGCTACGTCAATACCCTCTTTAACTAACTGATTATGTATATCATAAGCAGTATAAGTCATGGCATTGTCTGTACCAAACCAATCATTCTTATCAGCCCACGCAACAGCTTTTGGATCAGGTTGTCTTTGTTGTTCGGGTTGATTATCAATTATCTGTTCAACTTCTTCTTTTGGAGCAGCTTCTATTTGAGCTTTCCTTTGAACAGCTTTTGCTTTTGATACTTTTAAACGTTCATCTTCTATAGTTAAACGAGCTATTTCTTGCTGAGCAGCTACTTGTTTTTCTACATCTTGTGCGTTAACAGCAGCCTCCATTGCTCTTTTAGCAAATTCTTTTTGATTAACTAAAGCTTTTTCTCTTTCAACAAGCATAGAATCATTTTGAATAACA